ACAGCTCCATCAATCCATCTAAGCGACTGCCGTTGTTGTTTAAAATTTCAAAGATCGTTTTAAAATTGTTATCTGTGAACCATTCTGCTTGCAGATACGTTGATTGAGCTTTATCGAAATCTTGTAGGATTGCAGATATGATTGATTTTTCTAACTCGTAATTGTTCATTGCCAACCCTGCCAATTCTGTCCGTATAAGTCTCTCATCTTGTCTTCAACAGATTGTCCAGACGATACATTTCTATTCACTCTAGCTGGTGCCTCGTTTAAGTAGTCCTCGAACTTCTCGCTAAATAGTGTTCGTGGTCTGAGATACTGATTCATCTTCTCATTGTTTAACCACTGTTTACACTTGATGTCGATAACTCTTTCAAAGTCCTCTACAGTAAATCCGTTATCTAGTAGCTTGTGGATTAGCTGTGCTGTCTTTTTAGTCTTAACAGAGTACTTCTTACCTGTTCGCTTATTTAGATAATCAATGATGTGTTTAGTCTCCTCAGTCCATACAACCTTGAGCGGTTTCTCCTCGGTGACATTATTCTCTGTAGTAGTCTCTGTGTATTCTCTGGTATAGGTCTGTTCAAATTGAACACATCCATCTGTTCTATTTGAACACATCGTCTGTTCATTTTGAACACATCGTCTGTTCACTCGTTGATAGTCGATTGTGTACCATTTTGTTTTGTCAAATTTCTTTTTATTAAAATTGCCTATTTTTATGATTTTTTGTTTTTCTAAACTGCCTAGAGTTCGTCTGATTGTCATTGCTGACCAAAAAGGAAACTCTGTTTGCCACTCTTCAAGCGTCTTATAAAACCACTTAACTCCTGTAAATTCATTAGCACTCTTAAGTAACCAATAATGCATTTGTTGGAGCATAATCGCCTCATTTAAGCCGATTTCTTGAGCAAGCGATGGCAGCACTTGTAAAGGTGGTTCGTTAATTAATAACCGACTCATTGAATATCCCCTTCCAACGTGTTATAATAACTTTAGATAATTTTTGTATGACGGCTTTTATAAGTCGTCTTTTTTTATACATTCAAAAGCTCTCTTGCAGTATCGTATGCAGCCTCTAAGGTTGAATGAATACTGCTGCTTTTGTAATTTCCAAGAAATACAACTAATCGATACTTTCCATCGATGAATCTTATTTCCCCTCTCAATTCGTTTCCAACCATTACATCGTATTCGTTTGGCTCGAACATATTCATTTCAAAACTAATCATCGAAAACCACACCTTGACGGATGGCATCTACTTTATCTGCATGTTGGTTAACAGCTCCAACTAATAAATGGATCCATGCAATCGCTCCTAGAATTACTAATGTTGTGTAACCTAAGAACTTGCAGTATTTTTTGAGATAAGTTCTGTTAAAATCTTGTTTCTTTAGCTTTCTAGCTTTTGTAATTTCAACTCGTGTCATGCTGTCCTCCTTAAATTTTGTATTTAGCCATGAACTCATCTAAATCCCTGGCATCGTATCGAATTGTTGCGCTTCCGCTTGGTCTCTTAATTACAATTTGTTTCAATCCCATCGATACACACTCATCGAAATCTCTATCGTCGATTCCTCCGATGTAGGCTTTCGCTTGCTTCTTGTTTAAGTATCTTTGCTGATTGTTATTTGTTGGCAATCGTTCCATCGCATTAGCTACGATTTCAATAACCTTTGAATTGAGAGTTGCTTCGAAATCAACGCTTAATAAATTCACTATGTTTTCTCCTTTCACTGTTTTTTCATATTGTTGTAACCTTCTTTCAAACCTATAATTGAGCTTGGGAAAGGAGGTGTTTATATGTCTGACTCACAAGAATTAGCAAATGCTTATTTAAGATATATCAATGAAATTAATCAGCAGTTTGCAGATTCTATAAAACCAGCGCTTGACCAATTAGAAATTACTTTACAACCTATGCGTGATGTATCTGAAATGATTCAAAAAATACAGGAAAATACTCTAGAATCCCTCCAGCCTGCAATGGAAGCTATAAGAGAATTTTCAAAGCAAAGTGTTTCCGTAAATAAAAAGATTACTGAAGCAATACAGTATAGAAATTTTTATAGTACTCAATCATTGTTATTGTCGAAATCTAACGATGAAATTCACGATTTGGTTAGTCAATTTGACGAAGCTTTGTCCGATGTCGAACTTGGGAATGTAGAACTCCCGTTGGAACTTGTTAAGAATGAACAATCAGAAAAAACTTCTAAAACATTTCAATTGAACTCTGAATGGCTTAAGGAACAATTTTGTGGTTATTTAGCTCAATCTGTTTTCGGATTGATTTTCCAATACGCTTTTGGTCTAATTACTTCTGATACGGTTGTTAAAGTTTTGAAAATTATTGTTTCTTTTTTAAAGCCTTCTTCTTGAGATATCGGTAAATCCTTTTCCCTGTATATTGCCCTAATATCCAAGAGAGAATCCAAATTAATATTTCTAATTTTGTTTCACAACTCATGGTCAGTCTCCTTTTTTCGTTAATCAAATGGTCAAAAAATAGTTTTATTGGGTCGTCTCTTAAGAGATGGCCTTTTTAATTTTCCAGAAGCAAAAACACCAACTTAGAAAATTAATTTGTAACCAAGACTCTACATACTTGATTCCATCTTCCTCGTAAAATGTCATATAATGTTTCATTTGTTTCACCTCCTGACTAATCATATTTAGGGGTAATTCTGACTCTAAAGCCTTCTGCACTGTCAATATCTTCTGCCGTGATGACTGCAATTGTTTTAGGGTCTTTTTCGTCTGTTTCTACAACTATTTTTGAGATATCCGTTAACGCTTCTGCACTCATATTATTTCCTCCTTTCTAATGTTGTTTCTCTCCTGTTCCAGTCGTATAATTGGCTTAGAAAGGAGGTGTTTTATGTGAATACTGAATTAGCTGAGAAATTAACTTTGCTTTATTTGGAAATAAGCCATCCTACTGTTTCATCTCCAGAAGAGCTTGCGGATTTATATTTTGACACTCTATCTCGTATCAAAAAATATAAACTAGAACCAGACAAGCCTAAGAAAAAGCAAAAGATTAATTACTGACACTCATTCAATTTAGCTCTAGCCTCTACCAGTTTGGCTAGGGCTTCTGTGTGGTTGCTATATACATCAATCCGTCCTTTTGCGATTTCCTTTATCTGCCAAATGATAAAGAAATCTACTGCTTCAAATACGTTTATTGGCTCATTAATATCTATCACTTTGACATCTGCTTCTTTTTTATTTACCGGTTCAACTCTTATGTCAGACTTAGAGAGCTTATCAATTAGTTCTTTAATTTCTTCTAAATTAGAAATGTTGATTTTTACATTTGTTTCCATCAAACTTCCTCCTTTTCGGTTGAAATGTTTATCTTTTTTCAACTTTTAGTTCAAAAAAAATGAACTTACTTCTTCGCCGTACTTATTAATAATAGTACGAACTTCTTCCATCGTGAAATCAGCTCCAGTCCCGTTAAGTCTATGACTAAGCGTAGCTGACGTTAATCCTAGCAAGTCTTGTAAATCTTGTCGTTTGACATCGTTAACGATCATCCATGCAATAAATTCTTTATAAGGCGGTCTTTTTCGTTGTGACATTGAATCACCTCCTACAAAAAATGTTTATCTTTTTTCAACCTTATGAACACAATATACACTAAATATTTTTAGATGTCAACAGCAAAATCGAAAAAAAATAAACTTTTTTATTATTTTAGTTGTTTCTTGTTGAAATTAAAGGTATAATTCACTTATAAATAATAAAGAAAGGTGATGTTCGGCATGTCGTTTGCAAGCAAAATCAAAGATATAAGATTAAAATATAATTTAAATCAAGAAGAATTTGCCAACAGAATTAATAATTACTCAAGCCTTAAAGATTCTCCAACAAACTTCAATAAAACGAATGTTTCAAAATGGGAGAATGGTAAAGTTGAGCCAAGAATGGACACAGTCCGTTTGATTGCTTCTACTTTTGAAGTGTCTCCTAACTATTTAATTGGTATGTCTGATGAACCTTATTTTAAAAATCAATCTAAGGAAGAAAAAGATATCCAAAAAGACCTTCAAAAGATGATTGAACAACTATCGAATGGATTGTATTCAAAAGAAACTGCTGAGTACTCTGAAGAAACTAGAGAATTGATTATAGCTTCTTTAGAACAAGCTGTTAAAATTGCAAGAATGGAAGCTAAGAATAAATTTACACCAAAAAAATATAAAGGATAGGAGATTTCAGTATTGGGGATTGAAAATAAAGTGTTATCTTTAGTTCGCAAATTCGGGACTAGCAATCCATACAAAATCGCAAAAGAATTAGATATAAACTTATTAGAAGCAAACCTGGGAGAGGTTAAAGGATACTATACTAAGATCAGAAGAATTAAATTTATCTTTATTAATGAGAATTTATCTCAAAACGAAAAACTGTTCACAATGGCTCATGAGTTGGGACACGCCGTATTACATTACAATACAAGTACACCATATCTTTTGAGTATGAAGTATCGTTACACAAGCAAAATCGAATCAGAGGCGGACGAATTTGCAACGATTTTAATGAGACAATATTCAAATGAATCTTTAGAATTTTAAAATTGCATCAAAAAACACCACACTATCAATCTTGGCGGATGCAGTGTGGTGATTTCAAAATTTACCCTAATTTAGGGCTATTTGTTATGCCCTATTTTACCATAAACAGAAAGGACGGTAAAGATATGGCTAGAAAAAGAATCGATGATAGAATCAAGCCTTATAAGAAAAAAGACGGTCAAGTCTATTATCAATTTAAAATCTATTGTGGCACTAATCCTAAGACAGGCAAAAAGCAGTATACTACTAGACGTGGATTTGAATCGGTCTTAGCAGCAACGACTGCACTTCAACGGCTAGAAGTTGAGTTGATGGATACTGGATTAGTGGTTAAACAAAAGTTCACGTATAGAGAGCTATACAATGAATGGGTAGTAACGTATCAGAAACGCGTAAGACCTAGCACGTTTCAAGCGACTGTGACGTATTTCAAGAAACACATACTGCCTGCGTTTGGCGATTACTATATCGATACAATTACCATTCAAGATTGCCAGGGTCAAGTGAATCGATGGTATATGGACTATCCAAAGAGCACTCAGTCTTATAAGATATACGCTCAAATGATTTTTAAGTATGCTCAAAAATTGAATTTGATTGAAAAGAATCCCATGAGCTTAGTTGACTTACCAAAGTCTGATGACTTTAAAGACGATAAATTAAAGTATTATGATCGCGACACCTTAATCAGATTTCTTAAATATATTGAACCGTTTAAGGAAGTGTATACCTTCTTTTATCTATTAAGTTATACTGGATTAAGATGTGGTGAAGCTTTTGCCCTCACTTGGAATGATATTGACTTTAAAAATCATTCTATAAACGTTAATAAGACGGTTGCACGTTCGATTGAAGATAAATATATCTCTCAGACTAAAACAAAGAATGGAATGCGTATAATTCGCATAAATAACAGCTTAGAGCGTTTACTTAATGAATGGAAGGAATTATCCGGAAATGAAACGTATATATTTCAGAATCGAAACAACTCATTCTATTCATCGAATACAGCCGTATACTGGTTGAATCAGATACTAGAGGGAACTAACTTCCCTAGAATCACTCCTCACGGTTTCAGACACACTCACGCATCGCTATTAGCAGAAGCTGGAGCAGATTTAAAGGACATCCAAGACAGATTAGGACATGGAGATATACAGACTACTGCTAATATCTATACACACGTTACAAACAATAAAAGAGATACTACGATTGATAAATTTGATAAACTGATGTCTAAGAAAGTCAAAAGGATAGTCAAAAGCAAAAATCAGAAAATAAAAAAACCACGAAACCGTTGATATAACAGGCTTCGTGGAAAAAAGGATTAGAAATATTTATTTGGGAGGATA